GCCGGCGACCATCAAGTTTCCCCGCTGCGGCGCATGTCAAGCCCCACACTCGCGTTTGCGAGGGACAGACACGCCCGCCCGGTAACAACCCTGGCAGACTCCGCAGGGCAGTCCCGCGAAGAAGTCTGCACAGAGGTCATTACCCCTCTCCCCTTCCTCCTCGTAAGCCGGAGGCACATCCCACTGATCGGTAATCTGCGATTGCAGAACCCGGTGAAACAGTGGGACAGTGCGCACATCCGACTCACGAGCGCGGAAGAATCTCTTCTTGATCTGCCTCCATGAGAAACCCTCAGTGAGAGAAATCCGAACATTGACCACCGACCAATCTATCACGGGACGACGAACGGCCGATAATGCAATGCAATAATCGAGCCACGCCTTCTCATGAAGATGTTGGTAGTCTACGGAAAACTTCCACGAGGCCATCTCTCTCCCGTTCTCAGACAACATAGCATCCGAAAGCCTAGAGACTTCGTGAGGCTGGACCTCATCCGAACTCAAAGCCACGTTGTGCCCAATAGGTGGGCGCGGCGCGCTCATTATACGAGAACTTGGAGACGAAAGCAGACCAAAAATCCTTGACATCCTGAAAGCCAAGCCACCGCGAAAACCGAGTTCATCAGGCAGCAGCCGAACAGACTTCATCGAGGCAATATGCCAAGAAAAGAAAGTTCGTGCCGCCTTCCATCGGATAGCAGTAGCCTGACCCTTCACGAAGGAGTCAAAGGACCGACCCAGTGACGTGAGGACATCTGGGGCTCGGAGCATACCAAACCTCAACGTCGGAACTACGCAAAGATGGTCACCGCTCCACTCGAAAAGAGTGGAGTTAAGCGTACCAAATTGCTTCGACACCGACGTCTTGGTCTGTTCAACTTCGAGACCCAGATTTCCTACAACGTCCATCCACCGCCGGGGAAAACTCTCGCAATCAGTCTCAAACAAGATATCATCGCCATTGATCAAGAGGGGCATCCAACCTAACCCACACTCTTCCCGAGCCCACTCGAAACTTAAAAAGTTCTGAAGGCAAAGGAGAGGGAATGAAAGGTAAGAGCCCATCATCTGTCCAACGCTAATCTCAAATTCAAGATTATGCTCAAGATTCCACAGAAGAGGCCGCATAACTTTCCGGGCGTGCTCTCTCGTCGAATGCGGCACAGAAACCGCATTCTCCAGAATCACGTCAAGGATCGCTTCTGCGACTTCAAGCGATAGATTGTCCGTTGCTGATTTGTAATCACCGGAAACAAGAGTTCCTCCTCGCACAAACCCAGCCTTGCGTAGCTTGTCGGCTGTCGGGTCGCCCCGGCAGAGCCAGCGGGCTCGACTCAACTTCTCGTAGATGCTCTTATGCAAAGGTTTTAACTGAACCTCAGCACTTGAGAACTTCGTCAAAGGTCGAGGCTTTCCCGCCGACTGAACCACCATCAACTGAGCTTCAACGCGAGGGGTGTCATAATCGGAGCCGTGAAGGACTCGGTCGAGAAACTCGGCCTGGTCCTGAACGGCGCCTAGACAACCACCCTCGCGACGAGAGCTGTCCGTGGTCCCGGCTAAGCCAGGAGAAGTACTGCAACAGAAACCTTCATAGATCCCCGAGTCCCAACCCTTGCCAAAAAGGCGACGGGTCCGGTCTCGGACGAATCTCAGGTAACCCTGAGGCAGTCTTCGCGCTGGGCGTGTCAGAGTCGTTCGTAGACGATCTAACAAATCTTTCTCCATACACGAACACGACGCCGGGAGGAGCTTCTTAATCGATTGAAACGCCATTATCTCTGATTCGACAGAGCTAGGGGCGTGGCCTAGGAACTCCTTCACCAACTTCATGTTCTCAGCACAGGATTTAGTACTGCCCACGAACGTGGGGGCAGGACGCGAGAAGATCTGAGACCAAGAGGTGGCGGCGCGCTGTACCACGAGCGTGGTGCGGGCCATTGACACGCGGCATGCGCCGCGAGGCTTACCAGAGACAACCATGATTCCCACCGAGCTAGTGCCACAAAGCACACAAGAGCAAGGACCAGGGATGCCTAAGCTTTTAACCCGTCGACGTGGCGGGTTATTCT